TTTTAAGCGCAGGATGTTTTTCTTCCATAAATGTTTTAAAACCAATCATTTTAATAATGCTCCTATTGCACGGCTTGCAAGTTTACCTACGGCTCTTCTGGCAATACGTTTACCAATCTTTTTCTTTTTTACTGCCTGAACATCACCCAAAGTTTTACCTGTTTTATAGGCCATTTTACGAATTTTACCTATGGTAATTTTTTCATTTTTTTGACCTGGTGTCATTTTCTTTGCATGAGCCACGGCTCCTGGTTTACCCTCATCACGAGCAGGATCAACCTCTTCAGGTTTAAAGTATTTACTTTTATATGGTTTACCATCAGAACCTAAACGTTGTTTTGGTTTATCCTCAATACCGGCAATTTTTTTAATGCTTTGGTTAGTCTTTTCCATATCCTTACCAACAGCAGCAAGTTTGGCACGAAGTCGGTCACGGCGATTTTCAGCCATTTGCATTTGAGCCTTACGGCGTTTTTTAACATCATGTTTTGTGGCACGATCAACAGACTTAACCATTGATGGTTGTTTAACCAACTTACGAAGATGGCTTTTTACCTCACCAGGTGAGTTACCTTTCATGAACATTTGTGGAAGTCCTTCAACTTCTACTTTAAACATAAATTCTTCGCAAAACTGTTTAAACTTTTTCATTATTCTTACTTTCCAATCAACTTTTTGATTTTGCTGGTAGTCTTACCAATTGCACGTTGAATAGGTTTATCACTTCTCTTTGGCTTACCTCTACTTAAATTTTCATCATCACGGCCTCGCGCGCGGGCATGAAAGTTTGTCTCTCTTTCATGGTCTTTATAAAGTGCCAAGGAATCAGCCTTACCTGACCTAGTGGATTGACTTTTATTGCCTTGCGCTACATTGGCGGCATCGGCCGCAGCTGAGGCATTCTTTGCGTGAGTTAATCCACCCTTTAGATTACCTTTTTTCAATGCAGACAAAGCACGGGTATGGTGATCTGAAGCACGTTGATGGTGTTTTGCAGCCTCAGTACCTTTATGCTCATCAGCCATGGATGCATGATATCGTGACATGCCTTCATGACCGTTGTGTTCAGACCTAGAACCACCATGCGATAGGTTCTGAATTGCAGTCTTTTTGAGTTTGTTCGTATCCTCACGGCCTTCTTCTAATTCTTCTCTTATTTGAAAAAACGATTTCATTTTATTTTCCTTTAATAGCAGCATGTTTACCAGCACTCTTACCGATGCCTTTCACATACTTACCACCAATCTCTTTTGCTTTAGCACGAGCAGATTTCTCATTGTCAAACATATGAGTTTCTTTTGCTTCATCAAGAGTTTTTTCTTTAAGTTTCTTTATTTCTGGTGCTTTCATATTGTGTTTTGAAATAAGTCTTGTAATAGCAAGTTGAGTTACAAATGGAATATCTGCTTTGACTAATTGACTAAGTGCATCTTTATCTTTACCTAACTTATCCATAATTTTCCGAAGTTTGTTTTGAGCATTTGGGCCAAGCTTTTTACCCTTTAATGGTTCAAATGTTTTCTTCAAAGTTCCCATTTGAGATGTGGAAATTTTTGCTTCACCCATGGACTTGACCTTTTTACGAGTACCAACAGCCTTGGTATCACCACGATCCATCATGCCGTGTACCTCTGAACCCGGGTCTTCCTTACCATGATAACCAGCTGCTTTACCTGGAGCAACTTTTTTAATTTTACCACCACGTTTTTTAAACACATCAATTGCTTTTTGAAGTGAATCACGGCTTGCGGCCTTACCTTCATTACTTGCTTTATCCATAACTTTTTTCTGCGCATATGCATTTGCAGCACGGGCAACAGGCTTAGCTATAGCTTTTACTCCTGCTCTGGCAACACTCGCCCCTGCTCTGGCAATTGCAGGAAGAAATTCATTTACCTGTTTACCTTCATTCTGCTTTTTTAATTCTTTTGATACTGCAGGGTGTTGTGCAAGACCTTTATTAATTTTATCCATTGTCTTCATTGCACCGGTCATATTACCCTTTGCATATCTCTTATCACGAGCAATGCCGATGGCCTGTTTAACCTGTTTTTTGGTAGGGGTTCCTTCGTTCATTTTACTTTCCTTTTGTTCCTTGGAATCTAAATAAGCAGCAATTGCCATCTGCTGACGTTTCTTTTTTGATTTACCTTTAAATTGAGGTGCCTTGGACTTTTGAAAGTCTTTGACATAATCCCCAGCATCAGCATTCTTTCCTAATGGCATTATGCTAAATCCCGCCCTTTTTTACTTTTCTATTTTTTTATGAATTTTTGCCATTCTCTTTTGCAAGGCATCAATGTGTGTTTCGCCTGCACCGCCTTGATCACTTTTTGTGGCTGCATAACCAGAAGCTTGGCCGGCTTTAGCTGCTCGTTTATAAAGTTTTTGACCTTCTTTATCTCCAGCAGCTCTTTTAATACCTGCTTTTCTTTTAGCAAGTTGTTTTTTAATGTCCTTATTACCTTGTTTTCCGCCATCAGGAACAACCTGTGATGATGTGCTTAACCTATCTTTTTGCTTATAAGATTTTGCACGAGCTAAATTTGCAACACTTTGTGCATCACCGTAATCATCTTCATCATGAGCACCAGTAGCCTTATTTAGGTAATTCTTTTTTGCTTTTGCTGAAATTTCTTTTACAACTGCCTCAGCCAGTTCATCTTTTAATTGAATAAATGTTTTCATTATGCTAGATCCTTATCGTGGTTAAGTCCACCTTTTTTCTTTTTAACAATAAAAGCGTTGACACGTGCATGCCCCCACTGTGACGGTGTTGTGCCTGGCCGGTGACCTGTTTTCCAAGCTGCAACTCCACGGTTATAAACTTTTCTTAATGTTGCTGTTGAGATACCTGATTTCTTTGACTTATCAGCAAGTGATTTACCCGCTGCATCTTCTGCAATGTAACTATTGAAACTAATCATTACTTACCCCTTAACGATTTTTTTAGATCATTCATTGAATCATGATACCGTGGTTCAGAAATTTGAAAAAAAGTTTTCATTATTTTGTTTCCCTATTCTTCTTTTGGGCGGCTTGTAATCTTGCCCTATCTAGCATTCGATCATGTTTAACTTTATCTGCAGCCTTTTCACGATCTATTCTTTTCTTTGCAAGTTGTTTATGATTAACATCATCACCAAACATCTGCTTAAATTTTAATGTATATTTTGAAGGACGTGTTTTGGCTGTTTTATCACCAGGAGCGGGTTTGTACGCTGCTGGGTTATCATCCGACATCTTGGCTTGTTTCTTAAATTGTCTATCACGAGCAATTTTGGTTGATTTTTTAAGGCCAGCATGATAGTTAACCGGTTGGCTACCTTTACGGTCACCAATGTCTGGATCCTCCGCATTTTTCTTTTCTTCAAGATCAGCAAGAGTTACGGTTTCTGTTGGATCAACTTTTTCAACTTGGTGTAACCATTTGCGATATGTCCCACCCTTTGATTCTAAGATAATATAGTTTGCACCCAAATATTTTATTTGCCCTATGACTCCATTTTCTTTAATTGCAACTGTTTCACCTTTTTCAAATAATGTGCCATCAATATATGATTCTCTAAGATCACTTACAGGCTTTAATTGAACTCGGTTCTTAAACTCTTTTTGTTCCTTTAAACCCATACCTGAACGAATTGAATTGTAGATCTTTTTGGCCTCAGCATTTCCTACTGATTTAGGTAACCCTTGTGCAAATTTGGAAAAATCACCAGCTGATACCGCAGCTCTCATCTTTGATGCAGACATACCAGTTACACTATCGGATTCTGGATCCCGGTCACCTGCACTAATGACTGTAATTTTTCTAAAATTAAAAAAGCCGTGTCTACCTTTTTTACCATTTACAGCATTTAACCGTACTTCAAATTCTCTTATTCTATCAGACCCAACTACCATAACAACATTTTTAAAGCCTTCCTTATATATTGCACTGGCAACTTCCATGACGTTACGAGTGGTTGGGCTCATCACAATAGATCTAGCATACTTAGGGAATGCCTTACGTGCAAACTTTATTTTTGTTTTATAATCTAAAGGATTTTTATCTTTGTCGTGAGACGGCGATAGAAAAATACGGTAGGGGTTTTTACCAGCCTTTGTGGCTAGTGCATTAAGTAACTTTTCATGACCAATAGTAGGAGGATTCATTCTACCAAATGTAAAATAAATTGTACTTTCTTCTTCTACCAGGAATGTTTTAAAGGATCCAATCACCCTTTTTTCCTTTCAACTTCTTTTTTACGAATATCTTTGAACATTCTTTTGGCTAGCATTTGAATGCGCTTTTTAACCTGTGGTTTGTCTAATCTTTTTTCAATTTCTTGACGACGAGCATATGGAAGTTTTTCCTTTGGAACACCTTTTGTAATTTTGAGAAAAATAAGCTTACGGGCAGCTTTTTGCGCACGACGTTCAAGTTTAGACTTATCAGCCATTTTGCGCTTTGCGCGATCCCGGCCAACCTTAATCTTTGACTTGAGGCGTTTCATAAGACGACCACGTGCCATACGTTGCTGTATGTTTAGTGCCTCATTTGGCTCTTCAGTTTGTTCGGAAGTTGTCCGTCTGATTCTACGGCGACGGTATTTGATATATGTGTCTAACTCACTATCCTCTGGAGTTACTAGACCATCTGGTAGCATATCTTTAAAACGAAGCAAATTTGCCATCGTTAATTCCTTCCTGGTTTATCCCATCCCTTTAATATATCTGGTGAAAAGTTGGCATATGAGAATTCCATACGGTCAACAATTTTCACAGCATCACCACCAAGTTTATCAATTGCAACATAACCTTCTTGGCCTGTGGTTTTATAACCATTATTGCCTTTTAACTTTAAGAAAGTATCAACATTTGATAATTTGTTTAATGTATTTATAAGTTTTAATTTTGCAAGAACTATAAGCTTTTGTAAATCAAACATCTTTTGCAGTGAATCTTTGTTTTCTGCAGAGAAAAACTTTAACAACTCATCTAATTTTCCTTGTTGGGTTGCCTTTCCGGCTGCTGTTTTCCGCTTAGATATTTCGGCCCGGTATTTGTTTTTGATGTAACGTATGAGACCAGCCACATGGCTACGCGTATTTTGAATAATTTGACCTTTACGTACAAAGGTATTATTATAAGTTTCAATAGTTTGAGCAAGATGTTGATTTCCTTGTAGTTGTCTAAGTGTGGTTCCACTAATTTGATTAAAAAGAACTCCGGCCTGTGAAAGATAGGAATTTACTTCATCCGTGTCTTTTTTATTCATTGTTAGATTTGTTCTATCACGTAACATTGCATCTTGTGACCAAACATTTCTTGACTTCTTAAATTTACTTATATCAACTCCATATGAAGCCTTCATAGATTCAAATGTTTTGCCTTGATATGTGGTGTGCCAGACGATACCGATTTGCGAACTGTTGATTTCACTGGCCATCGCAGTATTTGATGGAATGGCGTATACAATCGTGTTAGGGTGGAAAGTAACATATGATTGTCCTTTTATCCTTTTTGTGCTTACATCACCAGGGCCAAAAAGAAAATCACCTTGAATCACGCCCTTTATTCCTAAAGAAGGTAGATATTGTAAAGCAAGTTTAAGTTTGTCAGCAAGGTCGCCACTAGTGTCAGCATCGACATCAGCATCACTCTTGTATACTTTGGGAGATTTGTTAAAGATCCCTTTTTTCGCCACGAAGAATCTTCCATCGCGAGGATCAGTCCCAGCAAAGATAGCAGGAGCACCGTCCCACTTAATAGATACATTACCAGCATGTTCACCTCCTAACATATCGCGCAATGACCTTAAAGCCAAAATCGCTTCTCTAGTTCCATTTACCCCGCCATAGAGAACCTTGTCCTCTATGTGAGTCATATGTGTATTTTTATTTTCTGTTATAAATTCTAAAAATTGCATTACGATATACGCCCTGCTGATTTCATTGGAGATAGCGGATCACTTTGTGAATCAAATTTGTGAGCCTGTGATGCAAATGTTTTACCATCATATTGATAATTTACAGTACCACCACTGGTATGAACCGCCTTAAACTTGTGTGGATTCTTACGAATATTATCAAAGTGATGTTCATAATCTTTACCAGGATTTGATGTTGCTGTTTGCATTTTACCAGCTTTACTTTGATATGTTGTATGTTTAATATAGTTATGGCCAGCCTTTTGCATTGGCGCTGCCTTTGCTCCCATCACATCCCTCAGATGTCCGATTACATTATCTATATGTTTTGAATTTCTTTTCCCAAGTCTTACCCTTGCATTAATTTCACGGGCATGTTTCTTTGCTGTATCTGCAAGAGCCGCCTGATTCATTTTTTTAATATTTGCATGAGCACTTGGATTGGCTTTTGCCCATGCTTTTCTTTTTTCTTTATTTGAAAGACCTTTTAATTCTGGATGGGCATTAGTAATATTTGTTTTATGTTTCTGTGATAAAGGAACCGTTTTTCTACCACTTGATTGCTTACCAAGACTTGATGTAGGAACCTTTAATGTTCTATCAGAAACCTTAAGACTTACACCGTGATGGGTTTCCTTACCACCTTTATGTGTTGTCACAATAATATCTGATGCATCATCTTTTTGTCTTTCAACTTTTACACCAGTTACACGTTCAACATCACCATCCTTTGATGACCAATGGACATGTTTTATTTTATGTCCGCCGGCCGTAAGTTGTGTTTTAATATCCTCAGCTGCAGCTTTAGCTTTTTTATGGGCATCATCTACTAATTTTTGGCCACCATGATCTTTAGCCGCTTTTGTATATCTGGTATGTGCCGCCCTTGCAGACTCGCCAGGACGACCTTTTGGATCTTTAATATGACCACCATGCAAATAATACCCAGTTAATAGTTCGTGAAACTTTCCTTTTTCATCATTACCAAATGCTTCTGATATAAAGTTTTTAAATTTCATCATTTTTACCTCGAATTTATTTTACCATGGTATTATAATACACTATTTATAATTCTTTGTAAACAAAAAAAGGCGACAAAAGCCGCCTTTTTTCCAAAAATTGGTTTTATTTTAATTAAAATCTTCCTAAGAACTGAGCAATTCGTCCAACAAACGGTAGAAGTGCCATTGCCATCAAGAGATTTACACCAGTATGAGCCATTGCTATTCGCAATGTATCACCCTTTGGCATACCGTCCGAGACAAGTAAACCTGCCAACCAGATAGTACCGGTCGTTCCTATGTTAGCACCTAGTACTGCAGCGATTGCAGCAGGTAATGGTATTGCTCCTGATGCGACAAGGGCAATAATAGCAGTCGTAGATAGAGATGATGACTGCCAGAGTAAAGTCATGATGATACCACCAGCAAACATATAGAATACATTACCAGTGAACCAAGCAAGGTGTTCCATGTTGCCCATCGACTTCATCCCACCTGAAAATGTTTTAAGACCAATGTAGAAAATAACAAGTCCAACAAGTGCGGTCATTACGGGATTTCCTAGATCCATTTTTTTTACCTTTTTAAAAAGTTTAATACTGTGTTCTTTGAGTTTCAGAGTTTTTTCTCTCATCTTGCTTTTGTCTCCATTTCATTGAACGCATACGATGCTTTTCTTGCCACTTTGGATCATATTGCTCAAACCCTTCAATTTTGTGTTCACGGGCCCAAGCAGCATACATTTCACTTTTATGTGCTTTCATTTTATAACCTATCAATCAGTTTCTGTGATTCATCTGGATTTGCAATTAAGTGCTCCCTAGCAGCACGGAGTCTTTCTAGGCGCTTTTTAATTGACCTATCCTTGCCTCTTTTATTTTCCCAGAAGGTAATCTCTTGGTTTACAACATCTAAGCCAAGAGACATAGCTTGGACATCACGTTCGACACTTCTCATTTTTGAAACCTCAGACTATATGAGCGACCATCGTGAGTAAAAGTAACAGTACTATGGGAATACACTTCTTTATACTCTTCTTCATAACGTGTCTCTCTTTTACATTGTGTACCTTTATTGTTTTCAGTATTTAATACACCACCAAGAAACGCACCTAGAGCACCACCATTTTTTTCGCCTGGTATATTATTACCAATGGCACCTCCAATGATTGCACCCTCCAGAAAATTACTAACATCAGATTTGCCGTTTCCTCGTTCGGTACAAACCTCAATGGTGTATGGCTTTTTCACAATCACTTGTTTATAGTGATCCTGAGTTGATTCGGCCATAGCCATGCTTGGTAGCATGGCCAGGGCAAATAGATATTTTTTCATTATACTGCCTCCGCAAATTCAATTGCTGATTTAAGAGCTTCACGTTTCCGTGTTTGATTGTAACCGAACCAACTATTTGCCAAACGATTCTCTTGGTTACGACCTTGAACATGATCTGTAATAAATGTTACAGAATTAAAAGCCTGCCACCAGGAACCTTCGGCATATTCTGCGCCCGGTTGTTGTTCCAAAGCATCATAACAGAGTTTTGCATTCCGTGACATCTGTTCGATTTTATCCATACCAGATTTAATACGCTTATCAGAGGTCCGTGGAAACACTGTATTTAAATACTCAATATATGTATCCTGCGTAAATCTCTTGGAACCAAGGAATGATGCAACCTCTTTATATTTCTGCATAGTATCGGTAGCAATACCTAGTGTTTCCTTTACAGATGATGCATCAAATGCGGTGCGATGGCCAACCTTTACTTGACGGTCTGACATACTGTCCAATGCAAATGTCAAAGTGTTGTTACATACCACACGAATTGGTGTAAAACGAACATCAATGGATTTACCATATTGGTGAGGATTAGAAAATAGCAAATATGAATCCACACGATCGCCGTCAAACAATTCAAAAGAATCTTTGACTTTGGCTAGTGCCCATACAATTTGGCCATCCTTGAGTGAACCAGCAGTATGCATCTCCATATCGCCGACATTTACATATTCAGCAAAGAAATCAAATGCCTCTGAATTTTGGACTGGATTCCAATTTTCACCAACATTTGTAAGGATACGACCATCGGTTTCACGAACCAATGATTTTTGTCCTGTTGACATTTTACGTCCATCAAATTCAATAAACGATTCAACCTCACGGACATTCCAATCAACTCCAGCCTTTTCCATCATTTGTGCTGGTGTTAAATCATTTGATACCGGAACACCCAAACCGTGCCACGGAACTTCACCGGCATATGCCATTGTTTCAACTTGATGTGCCATTATATATCTCCTTAGGCAATTAACGAATAAACAAGAATAAAAGTAAAGAAAACAGTTGTTAAAACTGCACAGATAATTTCAGTAGACTTATGCATTATACACGCTCCATCATACAATATTGTGGAGTGTAGAAAACATTATCATACATACCCACTTCATCAAAACCATACAGAACCAATCCATCCATAGGGTCACCACCTTGTTCATAAACTACCAAGTCACCTTGGATAGTTCCCTCAAATGTTTCGATATCAATATTAGTAATAGTCATTTTTTAGCTCCTCAGTTAGTTATATAACTATTATATCATACTTCTAGTACAATGTAAAGTGTTTTTTTCAAAAAAATTAAAAAAAGTTTTCAAGGCCTATAGGTTCTTCTTTTGGCATCATTGGACGTAATTTAGGCTTTTTACGAATGGTTCTCCAGTCCCTTACAGCACCTTTGACCCTTTCAGGGTATTTACCTAGATACGTACCGGCCTTTAGATCCTCTTTTGTGACCAGATGTTTATGAAAATGATTTATATCATCATAGTTTTGTAGAATATACTTGGCCAGCATATCAAACTCTACATCAGAGATTAACGGTTCATCCTGTTCATAGTATGCATATGCACACATCAGATATCTAGCAATCGGGTTCTTCATCTAACCTAGCCTCAACCGACTTAATATGTTTACATTTTGCAAAGGCAATGCAGTCGCAAGAGAAACCAGAGTCGGTCATCTCTACTTCGTACACATCACCCTTTGATCCAACCACAGGCCATCTAACTCCTGTCAAATGATGGCCCTGTGTGTTAATAATTTCGGATGGATGAGTTCTCATATGCCACTTCCATTAATAGTAATTTTGCCCATATCAATTTTTTGAAAGATAATCTCAAGAATACCAATACGATCAAGTGCCTCGGCTGTTGTTTGGGTATCACGAGCCAGTGCAGTATATTCTTCCTGGAATGCAATCAATTGATCCATAGTGATATTTGTTAACATATGTGCTGCTTTTTTCATAATTATCTCCCTAATCCCTGAAATCCAAAT